TTAAATCCCTTAGTAGTTCCTGCCTGCTCAATCGCCTCTGCGGTTCCCTTCGTAACCTGGTAGAGAGAGCAAAACCCTTCGCTGTTAATCTCACTGAGTACCAGAAAATGAGGGCTAGAGCCATAATTAGCGGTAGCAGAGTAAAGACTATAGATGTAGTCCACACGATTCCTCCTTACTGAAGTAAATGTTTATAACGGTTAATGAATTCAATTTTGTCGTTTGCTAACAAATTAGCTATGTACTGATCTCCACCGGCAAACTTAGGAGCAGTGATCATAGGGCATTTGTGAAATTGCAACTTTACAGAAAAGAATCCAAGACTAAGCTCTTGAACAGGACCGTACCCTGACAAAGATTTATCACATTTTAAGTTAACTTTACGGTCAGCAAACTTAAGTCGGATAGCTTCATCACCATTCATCCATAATTCATCAGCTACAAGCTTTTCATAAGCTTCCAAAGTCATACCGGATCTTTGCGCAATTCCTTTGTTAATATCGGAAAGATACTTAGCTAGGAAGTTAGCAAATGTAAGAAATGAACCTGGGATATTACCGCCGATTCCTCCTACGGATGCTCTATGGCTCATCATAATAGTGGCGTCTGTAACAAGCCTGTCATTAAGCTTTTGGCTAGTAACAAAGCTCATACTTGCGCTAAAAAGACTGATAGTATGGACAGGACGTCCCAATCCTTTAGCCACTTCAATCATGTTAAGACCATCTTGAATGCTTCCACCAGGGGAATTCAAAACAAGATAAATAGGCTTACCTTTTCTCAGGTTCTTGTCTTTTTCTAACAATTGCTCTTGCACAGTGGCTACGGTAGGCCCAAAAATAGGCATATTTAAAGCTACTGTGTTTTCCTCAGATAACATAATTACTTCTGAACCACGAGATTTAACACACATTCCTAACATTATCGATAACAGAACTAAGGGGATTANTTCCATTATTANTTGTTTTCCAGATCGTCTTTTCATTTGTTCTCCATTGTTAAAACATTATAACAAACCTTTATCATAATGTCAATTATTATTCTTCTTCGTTTTTTAAACCTGCTAAGGTATTAAAAGTCTTTGCTTCTGCTTTAATTTTTACACANAAGCCTAACTCATGATTTAAAACGTTGAGGGTGGCTCCATATATTTCTCTGAGTCTTTTGGCTTGCTCTTTAGGTACTTGATTGCTGGTACTATCGTGACAGTCAAGTAGGATAGGCTTGATTTCAATGCCTTCCTCTTTGCAACGCCGGTAGATACTAAGCACCCATAGTACGAGTACGTCGTGCGCACTACTTTGTATAAATCTGTTAGATAAGTCTTTATATTCCGGATCGGGTACACGTATTATCCTCCCTATTACATTTCTAAGATAACCTTGATCTCTATTAACTTCCCGTAATTGGTAGTTAAACTTTTTGACAGCGTCAAACTTACGCCAATAAGCTTTTACGTATTCGTCTGCTTGTTCGACAGTAGTCGGTATGCCTTCTTTTGTAAGGTTTTTAGCCACTGTGTGTTTTGTACCTGTATACTGTACTGCAAGCTGAATAACCTTAGCGACTTTACGCTGCTTAGCAAATCTCTCTTTAACTTCCGTTGTGATTGGTATATTAGGATTATACCCATAGTGCAATTCCTTGTCATTCTTAAATAGCTCTAAAGCTAAGTCAAGATAAATATCACCTAACCCGTCCCTGAAGACTTTGAGGAGTGAGGGATCTTCACTGTAATGCGCCGTAATTGTTGGTTCGATTGCCGATAAGTCCGCGTGTACCCCAACATAGCCTTCATCACATTTAAGGTTTTTAAGTATAACTTTTTCATCAAAAGGGGCGTTAAGAAGATAAGGCTTAAAACCACTGAGACGATATGACACAGTCCCGCAAATGTTAAAACCAGGATGGAGCCTACCATCTCCACAACTTGACAAATAAGGTCCAGAGAAATTAGTAGATAAGGTGTTAGCTTTTTCATATTTTAAGTAAGCCTCCACAAAATTACTTGGGATTCGTTTGATGCTGTCCCCNTCCACACTAGGTTTGCCTGATTCAGTGAAGTTAGTGGGAGTATGGCCGAGCTTTTCAAAAAACAATTCCCTTTTGTGCGAGTCAGAATTGAGGTTAAACCTTTCCCATTTTTCTGGATGATTAGCATACCAAGCCTTGTTACTTTCTCGTTTATACTCGGCAATTCTACGATCTGCCCAGTCTTTTTCGAGGGACGCAATTTCATTCTTTAGCTCCTTTTGGAATCTAACCTTGGCAGCTTCTTTCACCCTTAATAATCTATTATGTGATTTTTCTAACCCTTGAACGTCAACTGTTACGCCAAGGTCTGTATTTTTCTGCAGCAAAATATTATACTGCATCATTTTTTCTAACATCCACCAATAATCATTGGTATCAAAAAATGGTGACAATTTCTTATACAATTCAATAGTGGAGTGGGCATCTAAAGCGGCGTATTTAGCTAATACTTCTAAATCAGCTAAATGCATGTCTTCGCCTTTTCCTTTACCTCCATTTGCTTTTATATTAGCTATTAGCTCTGTATTACCTTTCTCTGCGTAGCCCAGCAGCTCCACTTGGGCATCTTTAAGCCCATACGGCCTGGGACCTGCTGGTGCTGACGCTAAGTGCCACATAATACGGGTATCTGCTGCCCATTGAGTGTCTACTTTATACTGCCTGTCTATATGGCTTTTGTCGTAAGTAAAATTATGACCAACCAAGCGATAATCCAATAACACACTTCCAATATGATGTGCCAAGTCTTTATCGCAAGCCTCAATAAACGTATTCGTCTCTTTGTCATAAACTTTTAATGGTATGTAAACAGCTACTACGCCGTTCTTTGTTTTTTCCGGTGCAAGTGATATTCCTAAAATATGCCCTGGATGTGTCTCGATATCACATGCTAGAAGACCTTGCCATTCGACAAGTACTTCGTTTAATTCTCTTACTGATTTTATAATTTTATAATTCATGTAAGTAAAATGTCCCGTATAAGCCCGGGACCACGGCTATCGAGCCGATTCACATTCACGGCTATAAGTTACCCTTCAGCAGGGAATACCGCTCGAACACGCTTAGTTGGCTTTCCAAGGTATTCCTCGTCTACCAGGTAAATGGCAACGGGAGCGCCGGAAAGTGCATACGCTTCGTTACCAGCATCTTTAGGAGACTTAGGAATCGGGAATGCGTTAATAGCTTCGCTATCCAATCCGAATGCCTGAAGTCTTCGTTTAAGATTACTTTCACCATATTTCGTAGGTTCCATAGTACCATTGTCAGACAGCTTTGTCAAGACAATATTTTCGTACACAGGACGCTGCAAGCCAGCTACAGAATATTTCACTTCTACGCCAAAACTTCCAGTCTTGTAAGACTTAGGCGTGAAAGATTCTACAACCGCTGTACGGCGTTCTCCACGATCACCAGTGCTCTTTGAAAGAGGTACTGATTTAGTTGCTGTTTTTGTGCGTGTAGCCCAATTGCCACCAGCACTAGATGTGTTTGATTTACTCATCTTTGTTCTCCTTTGGTTTAATAAGATCCTTAATATCCTCTTTTAGTAGAGATATTACTATTTTGTAATGTATAGCAGTTAATAATGCTCTTACAAGTACAAATCCTAATACAAGTGCATATACCATCAATCCTAACTTAAGCGGGCTCATCATTTTTATCCTTTGTTGAAGCTAAATTAGCAAACCATACATCAGTAGAAGCTTCAGCATACTTCATAGCTTCTTCAGCAATTTGTCTAGGAGTTTTTACAAGTAGTCCNCCCTCTCTAGTTATGATAGACTGTAAAGCAGCTCCAAACAAATGTAATTTAATTTCATGTTTAAAATCCATTAGTCATTCCTTTTAAAGCTTTTATGATCTTATTAAAAGTTTTAACCTTTAAATAAATTCGATTTGTAAGTTGAGGTCCTCCTANTGTGTTTTCAATAATAACAATGTCATCATTNTTATCTAAGAATAAAGTGACATATTTGTTAATTTTCTTTCTAACAATCTTCTTATGTCTAAATACTTCTGTCATACCATCACTCATTATGTATCTCCTTTTTTAATTCGTGTTCTTAATTGCATTTTTTTAGTCAAATCAGGACGCATATCGCGAATAGAGTCATATAGTGTGATTTCGCATTCACGCCCCTCAATGTCTGAAAAAGTAGCGTATATGGCAAAGTTAGCTGCTACTTCAGAGATGTCCACTTCTTCTACTAGCTCTTTTTCCATATAATCCATTAACATTCTCAAGTCATCTGTTTTAATTTTCATTCTTCATCCTCATCTTTCTTCATACGTTTATATTGCTCACAGAAAGGTGCTGCAGAACAGTAGCTCTTACAACGTGTGCTTTCTCCTGGTCTAAACTTGATGCTATGGTTAGGCCCAGCAGCTTCTAATGCTAGTTTAGCTGCCTCTTCGCTTTGAGTAAGTCTTACGGCTTTCTTTTGCCCTTTCTTCATCAAAGCCCATACATCAGGTTTTGCCCATCGATCTTCCGCTGAACATTCTGGTAATTGATCAGAGGGAAGAGAGGCGGCCTCTTTGTGCACCAACACGCGCTCACGCACATAAGCTGCCACCTCTTCATCAGGGATTAACGGCACGTCTAGCAGTACTACTTGATGTGCCGGATAGGGATCTCCTTCACGCATGTATTGATTNTTAGACCAATCACGCAATATAGCTACAATCTGCAANTTGTTTACTGTCTTACCNTGTTTTCGAAGAATATGGGCATAGATATTTAATTGCTTAGCATACTCTTCTGGAACACCNTCTCTTACTTTGTATACTGAAGTAAACTTATAATCTTGTAGAATTCCTTCTTTCAAAAGAAATCTATCCATTTGTCCGCTGACTTTCCANCCTTCTACTTCGATTACAAGTCTTTGCTCAGCAATAGCTGTCTCTTCAGCTCTTTCAAGAATACCATGTACAACTTGACCGAGTAAGCTCCAAATTCTATCNGANACATCTTCNGTAAGTTGATCTTCATGACGAAGCTCAAGTGTTCGCATCTGNGGTGGCTTCAGCAGCGACGTGACAGAGATATCACAATCGCCGCTGCTGTAACCATCGTTAGACACGGCTTTAACTATTGGCTGAGGAAGATTTAACTTATTTGTCAATTTCATAGATACTATTATACCTCAAACAAAACAAAAAGTCAACTATCTTCTTCAGAATCATCAGAATCATCCATAAAAGCTAATTCATCAAAAGGCTCTTCGAGGTAATGCGAAAAGCTTTGTGAAGTAAGCTCTAAGTAGCCTTTCTCTGTAATAATAACAGTAGAACCNACTACAACATGTTTTAGGTCATGTGGATTGAAGTCTTCGAAAGTAACGCGTATAACGTCACCTTGTTCGTCCTCGATAAGACCTTCTTCGCCATCCCAATCAATCAATCTGCCAATATTTAATTCCATAGTACCTCCTGTTATGTTTGTATATTAACATAACGTTTTTACAAAAACAAGAATTATTTGTCAAGAATTTTGATCGTAATAATATCAACTACTTATAAAATAGTACTTGACAAGCTAAAAAATACTGGTATAATAACTACATATGTAACTTAGTAATACGCCACAATTATTATATATATTATGTAAGCGGCGTAATACTTATTGACTTTTTAAGTCTAATTTGGTATAATACATATATGAAGTTGAATAGAAAACAACGCAGAGCACTTAAGGCAAAAGGAGTAAAACTAATGAGATCAGAGGAACAACTNAAGAAAGACTACATTGATTTGTGTACTAAAGCTGGTGAGCTTCAGTATCAAATCGAGCAAATGAAGATTGCTCTTGTTGANATTAACAATAAACTTGTTGACGTTAACAAAGAATATGTAGAGCTTAAAAAAGCACAGCAACAAAAAGAACAATCNCAACAAGGAGCTGANAATGTTTCGGAAAGCCAGACTGACTAAGTTAGCTCAAACCCCAGAAGCTTTTGAAGCACAGGCTGAGCAATTTCTATCCTCACAAGGATTTGAAGTTAATGCCGACACCAAAAAGCTATTTGCAGCTTTTGTCCAACATTTGCCTCAAAATGAAGATTCGTTTGACGCAGANCTTCTAGGCAAAATGATGAGAAAAGCTAAAGCAAACGAGCTAGCATTTTATCTGATGCATCCTGACAAAGCGCCAAAGAAAGAGCAAGCAAATGACGCAGAAGGAATTTCAAAAGCTACAGAAGAAGTGGTACAAAAAGTTAGCGGATAAAGGCTTTAAGGATATCGAAAACAGCGATGTCCCNGGCCATCCGTTAATTCATTGGGATAGTTTTCATTTTCAACAAATGTGGACTCCCCAATCCTTTTTGGAAAAGCAGAGGTATTTTGAATTAGCCGGTCAAATGCTTCATGATTTTAAATTCAAACGTAAGATTGATAAAGAAATCTGGAAGATGCATTGTGAAGGTANACCTGCTAAGGAAATATCGGAAGCGGTAGAGTTACATACTAACACTATAAACAGGATAATTAGAAGATATGCAAGTTACATCAAATATGATCCTGGTTAGAGATGTTAGGGAAGAAGACCTACCTCTGATATATTCCACCTGGCTTTTAGGCTTGTATCACGGGTGTGATTGGTTTGGTAGAATTAAAAAAGATTCTTTCTTTGCCAATTACAAGGTGTCTTTGGAAAAAAGGCTCCCANACTGTACAATCAAAGTAGCAGCGTTAAAGGAAGATCCTGATGTTATTCTTGGTTATGTTTGCTACCGTGGTAATGTTCTTGATTGGCTTTTTGTAAAGAAAGCTTGGAGAAAAATGGGCATAGCTAAAATGCTTATGCCTCAAAATATAAATGTTTGTACGCATCTCACTAAAGTAGGGAGATCGTTAAAACCAAAAGAATGGGATTTTGATCCCTTTGTNTAGGAGTGGTATGAAAGTAAAATCAGTAGAAATCATTAATGCTATAACAATCCCCGGAACATCCGTTCTAGGTGCTATTTCTATTTTTCCTGAAAAGCATCCTGATGTGTCTTTGTCTTTGGAATCTAATGGAGTGCTTGTAGAAAGCCGTGGTATCAGTGCTATTATTCCCTTGACAAATATTAAATCAGTAATTTTAGCACCAGAGGTACAGAGTGGACGATCTAAACAAACTGCTCAAAAAAGCTAGTGACGCGGTAAAGCGTGATATAAATCACATTTACCAAGAAGTGTCTACTAGGAAGCTTTCAGATAAGTCTGCCCGTGATTTAGTAGCTTATGTTAAATTATTGACAGATTTGTCTAAAGCGCAAAAAGAGCAAAAAGAAGAACTAGCAGCAGTACCGGATGACGAGCTTAAAAAGCTGGCAAAAGAATTATTAAATGAAACCCAATCTTGAACATGTATTAGGTGAGCTTAAAAAACGTAAGAGCAAACCGTTTAAGCTTGAGGATTTTCTATTTGATCAGCAATTAAAGTTTGTTGCAGACCCTAGCCGATTCAAGGTGGCAGTTACAACACGCCGTGCAGGTAAGACGGTGTCTTGTGCTGCCGACCTTGTTCACACTGCTGTAAATAACCAGGATACTATTTGTGTTTACATTACTCTTTCTCGTAGCAATGCTAAGCGGATTGTTTGGCCGGAACTCAAAAAAATAAATAGACAATTTGGATTGGGAGGCGTATTTAACTCTTCTGAGCTATCTGTGACTTTTCCCTCAGGTTCGACTATCTATTGCACAGGAGCAGCTGATAAAAGTGAAATTGAAAAATTCAGAGGACTTGCGATCAAAAAAGTCTATATTGACGAATGTCAGTCATTCCCTTCGTTTATTGATGAATTGGTTAATGATATTATCGGCCCTGCTTTGCTTGATCATGCCGGTACTCTTTGCCTTATCGGTACTCCTGGTGTTCTTCCTAGTGGGTATTTTTATGTATGTAGCCGCAGCAGAGATTGGTCTCAGCATTCTTGGGGTTTTTGGGATAATCCTTTCATATCTAAAAAGTCTGGGATGTCTCATCAGCAAGTATTTGAACAAGAATTAAAACGTCGTGGTGTGACAGCTGACAATCCAAGTATCCAAAGAGAGTGGTTTGGTAAATGGGTGTTGGATGTAGATTCTCTTGTATATCATTACAGTAAACATATAAATGATTATGATGAATTACCTATCGTTAAATGGAATTACATTCTTGGTGTTGACTTGGGTTATAATGACGCTGATGCCTTATGTGTTCTTGCTTGGAGTGAATCTAGTCCTTCGACTTATCTTGTCGAAGAAGTTGTCACAAAGCATCAAGGTATTACGGAGCTTGTTCAACAAATAGAAACACTTAGAATGCAATACGATTTTAGCAAGATCGTAGTTGACACAGGTGGTTTAGGTAAAAAGATTTCTGAAGAAATATCAAAGCGTTACAAGATATCAGTGCAACCAGCTGAAAAGATTAGGAAAGTAGAGTACATAGAATTAATGAATGATGCTTTACGCACAGGTAGACTTAAAGCTAAGGAAGATTCAGTATTTGCTCATGACTGTATGAGAGTGGAATGGGATTTAGACAAAAGTACGCCCGATAAGAAAGTTATTAGCCGTAGGTTCCACTCAGACATTTGCGAAGCCGTTTTATACGCATGGAGAGAAAGCTATTCCTACACCCATGCGCCTGTGCCTATTAAGCCTAAGTATGGATCAAAGGAATGGCAATTAGAAGAAATTAACCGTATGGAAGAGCAGGCAGAAGAGTATTTCAAGAATTTAGAAGATACTAATAAAAACAATGACTTTGGTGAGTGGTAGTGTGTTTATAGGCAATTTTAGTAGCTTTTTTAGCTATTTGCAGTAAAAGGACTTAAAATGCCTCTAAAACGTGGTAAATCTGAAAAAAGTTTTAAAGAAAATATCAAAACCGAAATGAGACACGGAAAACCTCAAAAGCAAGCTGTAGCAATTGCATACGCTGTAAAACGTAAAGCACAGAAAATGGCTGAAGGTGGAGAGGTTCGTAAACATAATGAAGAAAAATTAGCAAGAGCAAAGGAAGCTGGACATCCTATAAGAAAATTAAGTGCAGAAAAAGCATTAGCAGGTCAACCACATGTAGGGCATCCAGATTTTAGTTCTCAACCAGAACCCCCCTATTCAAGAAAATTCGCAGAAAAATTAGGAAAACGCGAAGAAGAAAAATACGATTTAGCCCATGAAGCTGCTGAAAGAGCAGCAGATAAGGCAAGAGAAAAAGTCTACAAAAGGGAAGAAGCAAAAGATCGAGCCGAATACGGAATGGCTAAAGGTGGATTAGTCCCCGGCGTAGAACACCCTCATGAAGGAGAACCTATGAACAAGAAATTACACCCATGTGCACACGGAGGACCCGTTCACTGTAATATGGGATGCTATGCTGAAGGTGGAGAAGTAATGGATGAGGAATCAATGGAAGGTGAAGTAGATTCTCACATGAACCGACCTGATTATATTGATGAATTAGAAAATGAACCTATGGGTAATAAATTCCATAGTGATGAGTTTTTAGCCGATCCTTATGGTGAAATGACTTCTAACCATCATGCAAGTTTTGATCCAGATGTAGAAGAAGAAGAACATGGTGAAGGAGAGACAAGCTCTTTTCACGATATGATGGAATACAATCCTAAAAAACGTTTAGCGAAAATCATGTCCAAAAGACGTGTAGAAAAATTTCCCAAACAGGGCAAATAATGGATTTAAAAGAAATTGAAAAACTAATAAAGCTTTGTCACAAATATAGTGTCAAATCTATTTCCACACCTGAGGTGTCCCTGACTATCGAAGCTTTATCTCCTCCTAAGTCTAAACTTAAGGCTAAGGAAGAAGCGGTACCTGAAGAAGAGCCGCAGTATACAGAAGAAGAGATATTGATGTGGTCAGCCGGACCTATATAATATATGGCTAAAATTACAAAACGAGAAAAGAGTGATCGTGAGACTATTGTCGTAAAGACTAAGTCTAAGCCTGATGGCAATGCTTCCCACAAATGGTGGAAGGGATCGTCTAAGTCTGAACGTGGAGCTCAGCTTGTTGAGACAGCAGCGTTTTTAAAAGAACAATTACAATTTAGATATAGACAAGCTTCTATTTTTTCTCGCTTATATGCGAATATGCCTTTGTTCGGGATGGCTGGTACTAGCTTAAACAGAATGAGCCAGAATAACCAGCTGCCTCTAGATCGTCCTACTATGAACGTAGTACAATCTTGCGTGGACACGCTGGTGAGCCGTTTGACTCAGTCAAAACCCCGTCCCGTTTTCCTTACCGATAACGGCGATTATAAAGCCCGTAACCTAGCTAAACAGTTAAACTCATTCATTATGGGTGAGTTTTACAGAAGCAAGGCCTATGACTTAGGTACACAGGCTTTGAGAGATGCTGCTGTATTAGGTACTGGATGTTTAAAGATTTATGAAGGTCAAGATAAGCAAGTACATTTAGAAAGAGTACTTTTTACAGAATTGCTTGTAGATCCTAACGACAGTCTTTACGGTGAACCTCGTCAAATGTATCAGCTTAAGCTTGTTGACCGTGAAGTGTTAGCTGAGATGTTCCCTGAAAAGCGTAATGATATTATGCGTACAGAGCAAGCTTTCCCTGACACTGCAGGTGATAGCTCTAGGACAGCATCTGACCAAGTTATGGTCATCGAAGGCTGGCATCTTCCTTCCGGTCCAGAAGCTAAAGACGGTAGACGTATTATCGCCTGCACAAATGTATGCTTATTAGACGAAGAGTATAACAAAGAAAAGTTCCCTTTTGTATTTATTCATTATAGCCAACGTCTATTAGGATTCTTTGGCCAGTCCTTAGCTGAACAACTAATGGGCACTCAGGTAGAAATTAACAAGCTTTTAATGACAATCAGCCGTTCTATCAATCTTGTCGGCGTACCTCGTGTTTTCGTCGAGGATGGCTCCAAAGTCGTTAAAGCTCAACTTAACAACGATGTGGGTTCAATTGTCACATATCGTGGCACTAAGCCCGTTTATGAAGTGGCACCTTGTGTGCCTGCTGAAGTATATGCCCAATTACAAAGACTCGTCGATTACGCCTATCAACAAAGCGGTATCTCAGCCCTCAGTGCTGCCAGTAAAAAGCCTGCTGGACTTGATTCTGGTGCCGCCTTACGAGAGTATGATGATTTACAGTCTGATAGATTCGCTACCCTTTCAAAAAGATATGATAACTTCTACGTTGACATGGCCTACCAGATTATCGAGCTTGCAAAAGACATTGCAGAACGGGACGGATCTTACACCACTGTATACCCAAATAAAGACGGCACAAGAGAAGTTAACCTACCTGAAGTAGATTTATTAAAGAATACTTATATTATTCAATGTTTTGATTCATCAAGTCTACCACGAGACCCAGCCGGACGTTTACAGAAGATTATCGAAATGATTCAAAGTGGTATGGTTGATATCCAAGAAGGCAGAAGAATGCTTGACTTCCCTGACCTTGAGCAAGTTGAAAAGCTTGCCAATAGCGGAGAAGAACGTATTCTTTATGTTCTTGACAATATAATTGAAAAGGGTGAATACACTCCACCAGATCCATTTATGGATTTAAACTTGGCTGTAAAGTTAAGCAATCAGTACTACAACTTATACATGCCAACTAAACTTGAGCCTGAAAGAGCCGAAATGATCCGCACTTTCAATTCTCAAGCTATCGCGTTGCAGATGGCAGCTCAGCCTCCAATGCCTGCTCCAATGCCTGGAACAGCGCCATTAGCAGTAGCAGAGCCGCTGCCTACATCACCAATGATCCCTCAAACCTAATAGGAGTGTAAATGTCAAACGAAGTGAAGGGCGCAGTAGCCCCTGTAGCTACTGAACAACAAGAACAGGCACCGGTAGTTGAGCAACAAAAAGCTCAGCAACCAGATCCTGCACAAGAGCGTTTTGCTCAATTGGCTAGAAAAGAGAAAGCTCTACGATCTCAGGCAAGACAATTGCAAGAGCAACAAAGAGCTATCCAAGAACAACAAGCTAAAGCTCAGTCAAGCCTAACAGAAAGACTCAAAAGCGATCCCCTTTCTGTATTAGCTGAAGCTGGTCTTACTCATGATCAAATAGCTGAAGCTTTGCTTAACAGCCGTCCAGATGATATCGAGCTACGGCGTATTAAAGCAGAACTACAGTCTATCAAAAATAGCCAACAAGAACAATTTACAAAGATTCAGGACGCTCAAAAAGCGGCCTATGAACAAGCCGTGAAACAGGTCAGCCGAGAAGTTAAAATGTTGGTTGACGGTAACGAGGCTTATGAGACCATCCAATCCGCTAAAGCCCATGAAGCTGTAGTGGAACTGATTAAGCAAACTTATGATGAGGATGGTGTACTACTAAGCGCCGAGGAAGCTGCTGATATGGTAGAAGAATACCTATTAGACGAAGCCCTTACGATGGCGAAGCTGAAAAAAGTACAGTCTAAATTAGCTCCACCAGTAGCTGCAGATTCTGGGACAGAAGTACCACAAGGTCAGAAGCCACAAATCAAAACAAAAACATTGACGAATACAATTGTGTCTTCGTCTAAACCATTATCCAATAAAGATCGCAGAGCAAGAGCTATTGCGGCCTTTAAAGGTGAATTAAAATAAGGTGACTTATGTCAGCAATTTACGCAAATGTAAGTAACCAGGTAGCAGCGCTAAAAGAGCTCTATACTGGTGACGACTATATGAAGGATCTAGTCTATAAAAAGAATCCTTTGCTCAGCCTCATCCCCAAGGACGAAAGCCCAAGTGGATTTGCTGGTAAATACATTCCAGTGCCTTTGGTGTATGGTACACCGCAAGGCCGATCTGCTACCTTCAGCAACGCTCAAGGTAATCAGACTGCTCCTCAAATCTCAAGCTTCTTCGTTTATCGTATTAGCAACTATCAGTTAGCTACTATCACTAACGAACTATTGGAAGCTACAAAGGATAACGCCGGAGCTTTTGTAGACGAAGCAAAGCTCGTTATGGATACTGCTTTCCGCAATATCTCAAACGACTTGGCACTCGATCTGTTCAAGTCTGGTACAGGTAGCCGTGGTCAAATCTTGACTATCAGCTCCCCTTCCACAGCAGTTGGAGCTACTGTAATCCAGTTGGCAAATATCCAAGAAGTAGTCAACTTCGAAGTTGGCATGACTCTTGTAGTATCTGCTACAGACGGAGGAACTCCTTCTTCCGATACAGTTGTTCTTACAGCAGTAAACCGTTCATCCGGCGTACTCCGTGGAACAGCTTCCGCTAACCCACTGTCTGCAAATTGGGCAGCTTCGGGTTATATGTCTGTACAAGGTGACGTGGCTTCCGGTGGATCCACTTCTACTTCTTCTTACTTAAAAGTAAGCGGATTAGGAGCATGGCTTCCTAAGGTAGCACCAGCTCCTGGAGACAGCTTCTGGAACGTAGACAGATCAGCAGATCCTACCCGTCTTGCTGGCGTTCGATATGATGGTGCAAGCCAGTCAATCGAAGAAGCCCTAATCGACGGATCCTCTCTCGTAGCCCGAGAAGGTGGACAGCCTGACATGTGCTTCATGTCATTCGCTAGTTACGCCGCTTTGGAGAAGAGTTTGGGAGCAAAAGTGCAGTATGTCGATGTCAAGCACGAAGAGGCCGACATAGCGTTTGCCGGTATCCGTGTACACGCTCCATACGGTCCTATCACAGTAATTCCTGACAGAAGTTGCCCTGCTAACACGGCATACCTCTTGCAAATGGATACCTGGAAGCTCCGCTCACTCGGTAAAGCTCCTCACATTCTAACCTATGGGCTAGAAGGTTTGGAAGGATTACGAGTTGGCACAGCTGATGCATTAGAAATCAGAATCGGTTATTACGCGAATCTGGTTTG